GATTATTGGTCGGCCTAAAGGTGATGCTACAATTATCAACGAGTACAAAGCTAGGATGCTTGCGTCACCTAAGTCAGCTAAAGTGCTGGACGCTATCTTTGATGCAGCCTTAGACCATGACCATAAGAACCAAGCGTCAGCATGGAAACTTGTCATGGACAGGGTAGCTCCTATAGCAGCCTTTGAGAAAGAAATCATTAAGGGTGGTGGCAAGTCAGCCATACAGATTAACATTACTGGTGTAGGCCAAACTGACATAAGTTCTCCTCCTCAGTCTCCTGATGATCAAGAAGATGCTCAAGAAGGGGAGTATACTTTAGTATGAGCGACCTAAGCATAGAACTACTTGAGTGGCAAAAGAAAGTATGGGCAGATGAGACTAGATTCCGAGTAGTTGCAGCAGGTCGAAGGTGTGGTAAGTCACGCCTAGCTGCTTGGTTGTTGATTGTCAATGGCCTACAGGCTAACCTACCTAACTCACACGTGTTCTACGTAGCGCCTACACAAGGTCAGGCTAGAGACATTATGTGGAAACTACTGGTCGAGCTAGGTGCCCCTGTCATACGAAGTTCACACATAAACAATATGCAGATAACCCTAATCAATGGTTCTACCATTAGCCTTAAGGGTGCAGACAGACCAGACACTATGCGAGGCGTAAGTCTAAAGTTCCTAGTGCTTGACGAGTATGCAGACATGAAACCTGAGGTGTTTGAAGAAATACTACGTCCAGCCTTAGCTGACCAAAAGGGTAGCTGTCTATTCATAGGAACACCTAAGGGTCGTAATCACTTCTATGACCTATACAAGTACGCAGAGTTGTCTGGTGACGATGATGAAACTTTCTCTGCATGGCACTTTACCAGTTACGACAATGAAACCCTAGACCCTAACGAAATAGATGTAGCTAAGAAAAGTATGTCTACCCATGCTTTCCAACAAGAGTTTATGGCCTCCTTTAAGAACCAAGGCTCTGAGATGTTTAAAGAAGAATGGTTATCATTCGGTTCTAAGCCTACAGGTGACGGAGACTACTACATTGCTATTGACTTGGCTGGTTTCCAAGATGTGTCTAAAAAGAAAGGTAAGACAAGTAGATTGGATAACTCTTCTTTAGCTATTGTGTTTGTCAATGAAGATGGTTGGTTTGTCGAAGATATGATCTATGGTCGATGGACTTTAGATGAAACAGCTCAGAAAATATTCCAAGCAGTACGAGACTATAAACCCTTGTCAGTAGGTATAGAGAAAGGTATAAGCAAACAAGCTGTTATGTCTCCCTTAATGGATATGATGAAAAGACAATCATTCTTTTTTAGAGTTGAAGAATTAACTCATGGAAACCAAAAGAAAACAGACAGAGTTATGTGGGCCTTACAAGGTCGTTTTGAACATGGTCGTATTACCCTTAACAAGAAGAAGAAAGAATGGCACTCACGTTTCTGTGATGAGTTATTTCAGTTTCCTGACCCATTAACACATGACGACTTGGTAGACTCCTTAGCCTACATAGACCAATTAGCCAAGGTAGCTTACATAGGCAACTTTGAAGAACAAGATGATTTTGAAACCCTAGACTCAATTAGCGGATACTAAACACATGAATGACTACAACGAAAGTACAGACCCTATTATCATTGAGCAAAGCCTAGAAGATTGGGTACTCAATAAGGTAGATACGTGGGGAGAGTATTACGAGAATAACTACGCACAGAAGCATGAGGAATACTATCGCTTATGGCGAGGTATTTGGAACGCTAGTGACAAGACACGACAAGCAGAGCGTAGTCAGATCATTGCACCTGCCCTACAACAGGCAGTAGAGTCTAACGTAGCTGAGATAGAAGAGGCTACCTTTGGTCGTGGTACATACTTTGACATTAAAGATAACATGGGCGACTCTAACACCCAAGACATTATGTTCTTGCGTAAGAAGCTACATGAGGACTTTGACCTAGCCAAGATACGTAGGGACGTAAGTGAGTGTTTAATTAACTCAGCAGTCTTTGGTAATGGCATAGGTGAGGTTGTCTTAGAAGAAATTAATGAGATGAAACCTGCGACTGAGGCAGTCATGGGTGGAGAGATGGAAGCTGTGGGCGTTAACATTACTAAACGCACTGTAGTACGCCTACGTCCTATCCTACCTCAGAACTTCCGTATTGACCCTGTAGCCACTAACATTGAAGAGGCCTTAGGTGTAGCCATTGACGAGTTTGTCAGTTCTCACTTAGTAGAACAACTACAAGAGCAAGGAGTCTACCGAGAAGGTTACATAGGCAACGCTAGTGAAGATTTTGACATAGAGCCAGACACAGAGCTAACTGTACATCAGGACGATAAGGTTCGTCTTACAAAGTATTATGGTCTAGTACCTCGTCACTTGCTTGAGAAAGAACTAGACTATGAGCTAGGAGAAGATGAAAAAGACGGCTACTACATTGAAGCTGTTGTAATACTAGGTAACGAGTCTGTCTTACTTAAGGCTGAACCTAGCCCTTATATGATGAAAGATCGCCCAATAGTAGCATTCCCTTGGGACGTAGTGCCTAGTCGTTTCTATGGTCGAGGTGTCTGTGAGAAAGGATACAACAGCCAGAAAGCCCTAGACGCAGAGCTACGGGCACGTATAGACGCCCTAGCACTCACAGTACACCCTATGCTTGCTATGGACGCTACACGCATCCCTAGGGGCACTAAGCCAGAGATTCGTGCTGGTAAGATACTACTAACCAATGGTGACCCTAAAGAGATTATCAACCCATTCAACTTTGGCAACGTAAGCCAGATAACTTTTGCTCAGGCTCAAGCACTACAGACTATGGTTCAACAATCGACAGGTGCCGTAGACTCTTCTGGTGTTGGAGGTTCTATAAATGGTGAGGCGACTGCTGCTGGCATTTCAATGTCTCTAGGTGCAATCATTAAGCGACACAAGCGCACCTTGATTAACTTCCAAGAGTCTTTCTTGATACCTTTCGTATCTAAGGCTGCTTGGCGTTATATGCAGTATGAGCCTGAGCTTTACCCTGTTAGTGACTATAAATTTAATGCAACTAGCTCCTTAGGTATTATTGCTAGGGAGTATGAGGTAAGCCAGTTAGTACAACTATTACAGACAATGGGTAAGGATACACCTTACTACCCTGTCATGCTTAAGTCTATTGTTGATAATATGAATGTTGCCAACAGGGAAGAGTTAATAGGTTTAATTGATAAAGCTTCTCAACCTACACCAGAGCAGCAGAAAGCAGGTGAAGAGACTCGACAAGCTGAATTAGCATTCCAAGCGTCACAAACAGCCGCCTTATCTTCACAAGCGGAGGAATCTAAGGCTAGGGCACAGAAACTTATGGTAGAAGCTCAGGCTATACCACAAGAAATGGAGATTGATCGTATCAGAGCTATCACTACTAACCTAAAGGATGGTGAAAATGATGATCGTGAGTTTGAACGTAGGCTTGCAGTTGCAGATCGTATCTTAAAAGATAAAGAAATTACTTTAAAATCACAAGGACAGCAAAATGGTATCTCAACGCGACCTCCAGCAAGTAGTGGAGCAAATCAACGAGAGCTACAGCAAGCTTTTGAACAAAATAACCAAGCTAGAGGGGCAAATGGAAACATTAGAGTCCCTAGTGGCCTCTAATACCACACTTTCTAAGAAAAGTAAAGAAAAATCTTGACTTTTTGTTAAAAACATGGTATAATAGGTAGTATAAATGACAGATAACGAATTAGAAGTTTACTTTAGGCAGATGAATGACCTCTTTCGCATGGAAGGTTGGGGTTTACTAATTAAAGACTTAAAACTACAAGTTCCTAACATTGACTCTGTAGAACAGGTTAAGACTATTGAAGACCTTTACTTCCGTAAGGGACAACTTAATATTCTTGGCACTCTTCTTCAACTAGAAGAAACTAATCTACGTGGACAAGAGTCCTTGAGTGAAGACGCTAATGTATAAAATGTACGATTACAAATGCACACTAGGACACATCAACGAACACATGGTTAAAGGCTCACCAGACACACAGAAATGTAAGTCCTGTAGTGCCTTAGCAACCAGACAACTTTCCTCTCCACGTTCTTCTTTAGAACCTTTCTCTGGCGACTTTGCTGGAGCAACTCTAAAATGGGTTAAAGACCATGAGCGAGGTAGAGTGCAAGCAGAGAAAGCCAACTCCTAGTCTTAGGAAGCTTTCATTTTTAATCACTTCTCCACAATACTAAGGTACGGAGTTTAATATGGCAGCAGTTATCCTCGAAAACGAAGAGGACTTTAAAAACGAGCGTTTTGATAGCTTAGATGATATGGCTCAAAATACACAAGAAACTACGGAACCTTTGCAAGAGGAAAACCTAGAGTCAAGTGAAACTGAGGCAGTCCCAGATAAGTACAATGGTAAATCACTTGAAGATGTAGTACGGATGCACCAAGAAGCTGAAAAGCTCCTAGGTCGCCAAAGCTCAGAAGTAGGTGACTTACGTAAAGTAGTCGATAGTTATATCAACACACAACTCAACGATCAGCAGCCAGAACAACCGGCTAATGACACAGATGAAGACATAGATTTTTATTCTGACCCAGAAAAGGCTATCAGTAAAGCAATCGAGAATCATCCATCAGTAAAAGCAGCAGAAGAATCTACACGTGCGTATAAACAACAAACGTCTATGGCAATTCTTCAAAAAGACCACCCAGAAATACCTGAGATTGTAAAAGACCCTAGGTTTGCTGAGTGGATTCAAGCTTCTAAGATTAGGACTCGTATGTTTGTACAGGCAGACCAACATTTTGATATGGAAGCAGCAAGTGAACTTTTCTCGTTATGGAAAGATCGTGCTGGCTCTATTAATCAAACACTTCAAGCAGAAAAAGCAGGAAGGCAGAAAGCTGTCAAAGAGGGGTCGAATGGCTACACACGTGGCAATCCCGACTCAGGTACTTCCAAGAAAATCTATAGACGAACTGACATTATTAAACTTATGAAAACAGACCCAGAACGCTATTTAGCACTCTCAGACGATATTACACTAGCATACGCTGAGAAAAGGGTCAAATAACCTAACTATAGAGAGTAATTAAAAATGGCTACTTCCACATATCCCGCCACGGGCGGTATTGTAGACAACACATCAGCAGCAAAGTTCATCCCCGAAATTTGGTCTGACGAAGTAATTGCAGCGTATGAGAAATCACTTGTACTTGCACCTTTAACTAAAAAAATTGCAATGCAAGGTAAGAAAGGCGATACTATTCATATCCCTAAGCCTACCCGTGGTGTTGCTAATGCTAAAGCAGAAAACACAGCAGTTACTATTCAGAACGCTACAGAATCAGAAGTTTTGGTAACTATTAACAAGCACTTTGAATACTCACGTATGATCGAAGATATTACTGAGGTACAAGCACTTGCTTCACTACGTCAGTTCTATACTGGTGATGCTGGCTATGCCCTAGGTAAGCAAGTAGATGATGATCTATTTACCCTTGGTAAGTCTTTTGGTGATGGTGATGGTTCTAACTTTATCACCAGTGCTACATTCTACAATGATGCTACTTCTGGCACTACAGCATATGCAGCAGACACGATTATTCCTGCTGACGTATTTGCTGATAGCTTCCTACGTGACATGGTACAGAAGTTGGATGATGCAGACGCACCTATGGACGGACGCTTCTTAGTTATTCCACCTGCACTACGTAACAGCATCATGGGTATTGATCGCTACGTTAGCTCTGACTTTGTTAATGGTCAAGGCGTTGTTAATGGTAAGATCGGTGAGTTGTATGGTATTGACATTTATGTGTCTACTAACTGTCCTACTCTTGAGACTGCGGCTCAAAACGGAGCAACTGCTGGTGGTATTATCCGTGGCGCACTAATGGGCCATAAGGATACTATGGTACTTGCAGAGCAACAAGGTGTACGTTCACAGACACAGTACAAGCAAGAGTTCTTAGGAACCTTGTATACTGCTGATCGCTTATATGGTACTCAGGTACTACGTCCTGAGACAGGATTCATGTTAGCAGTGAATGGTTAACTACTATAAGTAACACTAAAGGGGAACTGCGGTTCCCTTTTTATTTATTAAAATTCTTAAAGTGGTGCAAATATGGCAATATATCGTGGTATAGGAGGGTCAGGTGACTCGACACAAGACTCCACTCTTAACGAAATAACACAAAAGGCAATAGATGCCGCTAATTCAGCTACAGCAGCAGCTAATAGTGCTACTACTGCGGCAAACAGTGAATCAACAGTAGCAGGTTCAGCTACAGCAGCAGCTAACGCAGCTACACAAGGCGCCTTAAGTGCTACAGCAGCAGCTACCAGTAAAGACACAGCAGTAGCACAAGGAACCATAGCTACAAATAAAGCCTCTGCTGCATCTTCTAGTCAGACAGCAGCAGCCAACAGTGCTAGTGCAGCAGCCAGTAGTGCTACGGCATCAGCAAACTCAGCTACGGCAGCAGCATCTTCTGCTTCCACAGCAACAACTAAAGCTAGTGAAGGTTCTACATCTGCCTCTACTGCAACAACTAAGGCTAGTGAAGCTTCTACGTCAGCAGCCACAGCCACTACTAAAGCAAACCTTGCAACTACTAAAGCTGACACTGCAACTACTAAAGCATCTGAGGCGTCCACTAGCGCAGGTAATGCAGCTACGTCAGCTACAGCAGCAGCTAGTTCTTTAAGTACATTCCAAGGAATATTCCACGGGGCGTTAAATTCCGACCCTACTTCAAACTTATCAACAGGTGATTTGTACTTCAATACTGTTGCCAATACTACTAAAGTTTACAATGGTTCTACTTGGCAAGTAGTGTCTCCTACAACAGTGGTTGAACCTGCTGCATGGACTAACAGAACTATATCGTCAAGTCTGGTTTTAGATAATAATACGTATTACAACACAGGTTCAAACTTTGTAGTTAATCATGGAGTAGTTCTTACTGTTCCCTTATCTAGTGTACTTGAAGTCCATTATTACGAAACGCAGAAATCACTTTAAAGGTCTAATATTATGTCAATCAAATTAAACAGTGCTAATGGCTCAGTCACTTTAACACCTGAGGATGGTAACGGCAATGCTGGCCTTACTATACCACGTGCGGGGTTTGCTCCTAATTCTACTACCACAACGGCAGCAGCAGCTTTACCAAAGGCTGGCGGCACTATGACGGGTGGTTTGGCAATGGGTGCAAACACTATTACCAGCACAGGTAAGATTTTATTCTCTAATATGTATGCCCAGACTAGCGATCTTCCTTCTGCTACTACGTATCATGGAATGTTCGCTCACGTACACGCCACAGGGCAAGCTTATTATGCTCATGCAGGAGCTTGGGTAGAGTTAGCAAAGCAATCAGACGTTACAACAACAACTAATACAAGTGGGGCAGCTTTACCAAAGGCTGGCGGCACTATGACGGGCGCTCTGCAAATGTCTGACCAGCTAGTTCAGCGTCCTGTCTTAAAAGACTATGGCGAGACTAAGGTGGCTATGGCTGCACACGCAGTAGACCTCACGCTCGGTAATGTTCAAACATACACATTATCTGGTGGACAAACATTAACTTTCACGAATCCCCCTGCTTCTGGCACTGCTGGCTCATTTACCCTTATTGTTACAAATGGTGGTAGTGCCTCGCTCACATGGCCTACCTCAGTAGATTGGCCTGCCGCTACTGCGCCTACCTTAACTGCCAGTGGTGTTGATATTTTATTCTTCACGACTTGTGATGGTGGCACGATCTGGTACGGAACTGCTGTCTTGGCTATGGGGTAATCTATGACTATTGAAAGAAAAGTAGGCATGGGTATCGCTGGTCAACCTAGTGGTGATGCGGCTAATGTTGCAGAAGTGTTTAGTACATCTCTTTATATAGGTAATGGCGGTACTAATATCATCAACAACGGCATAGACCTTGCTGGTGAAGGTGGAATTATTATTCACAAGAGGCGTGATGATACAGGTAGCTGGAGAGTTTCTGACACAGATTTAGGAATAACTAAAAACATAGAAATATGGGATGGCGTACCAGCCACTTCTGCTTCTGGTAAAGACGTTACATCATTTAATTCCAATGGCTTTACATATGGTATTCCACAAAATATATCAACAAATGTAACGAATGCAAAATCTGTTGCATGGACATTCCGTAAAAAGGAAAAATTTTTTGAAAGGGTAACTTATACTGGTAACGGCTCTAATAGATGGATTAATCATTCGTTAGGCAGTGCGGTCGGTATGATATGGATTAAGCGTACTGACGCAGGTGGAGAATTTTATGTCTACCATGTAGGTGGTGGTAATACAGGATATTACAGTTTACAGCTTAACGATGGTCTTGAGTCTAATGCTGGTATTTGGAACAATACGACCCCTACCGATACTAGGTTCAGACTAGGTACAGAGTCTCAAGTTAACCATAACGGAGGAACCTACATAGCTTATTTATTTGCTAATAACTCAGCAGAAGATATAGAAGATCAGATGATTCAATGCGGTAGTGTTGTGAAGAATTCATCAACCAGTGTTCTATCTCTTCCGTGGGAACCACAGTTTGTATTAATTAAAGCTTCTGGCACTGCTCAAGGTGGTGAGTGGTTTGTGATGGATAGCATGCGTGGTTTAGAAGCAGACCCTAGCAACGGGAAGTCTGTAAGTATTACTAAGACTGCTATTGAAACAACTGGGGGTTTAAGGCTTAACAATAAAACACAATTACTCTTGAATCTACCTACCCAAGACACATACATCTACATGGCTATTCGTGCGCCCATGATGAAGGAGCCAGAAGCAGCTACTGATGTTTTTTCTATTAGTACAGTAGCTGCTGGTCAATATACATCCGTTGGATTCGCACCAGATAACGTTATCTTTACCAACACAACTCAATCAAGTGGCACAAGGTATATTACCACTAAATTGACTGGAAACAGGCACCTAAGGGGAAACACTAATTCTGCGGAGGGTAGTCTTGTTGTAGATTGGGATTCACCTAGCGGCACATGGAGAGAAAGACAAGATTCTGCCAACATAAACTTTTTTTGGAAACGGGCAAAAGGCTTCCATGATGTTGTAGCGTACTCTGGTACGGGTGCAGCACACACAGAGGCTCACAGTTTAGGTGTTGTACCTGAGATGATGTGGGTAAAAAAGCGTACTGGGACTGCTTCTGGAATTTTGTACCATAAAGACTTCCCCATAAACAGCCATATATTCGCCTTTGATGACAATAGTGGTACTAGACACGTAGATAACGTATGGAATGATACTGCTCCTACAGACTCTGTTTTCAGTGTGAAGACTTATGCTGGTGTTAATAACGGTAGTCACAAATACGTAGCTCATCTCTGGGCCACTCTTGCTGGTATCTCTAAAGTCGGTAGCTACACTGGCAACGGCTCTAATCAGACGATTTCGTGTGGATTCTCAGCAGGTGCTAGGTACATTCTAATCAAACAACATCAAGCTGCTGGTGAAGCTACAGGTGGTGACTTCTACATTTGGGACACAACTCGTGGCATTATTGCAGGTAACGACCCACACCTGAGTTTAAACTCTGGCGCAGCACAAATAACTAATGACGACTCAGTAGACCCACATAACTCTGGCTTTATTGTTAATCAAGTATCGGCTACTAACATCAACGTGTATGGTAAGACTTACATCTTTTACGCAATCGCATAACCATAGGAACAATCAACTATGAACTATAGAAATAAAACAACAGCAGAAGTTAGCAATCAAGGCGAGATTCGCAGAGCTAACGCAAACACTTCATTCCCTAGAGTTTGGGACGCAGACGTTTGTACTCACCTTAATATCGACCCTGTACTCGCAGCACCACAGCCCAGTCACACTGCATTACAACGAGTTAACTCTGTTGCTCCAGTTCAGGATGCTAATGACAACTGGGTTGAGGGTTGGGAGGTTGTAGACACGTTTTCTGATACTACAGTGGATGGTGTCACTACTACTAAAGCAGAACATGAAGCAGCATACACAGCAAGTGAACTAGCTAAAGTAGCAGCAGATGCCCGTGAGAAGCGTGATGGTCTTTTAGCAGCTACGGACTTCTATGCCCTGTCTGATGTGGTTATGACAAGTGACATGACTACCTATCGTTCTGATCTACGTGCAGTACCAGCACAAGAAAACTTTCCAACAACAGTAACATGGCCCACCGCCCCATGAGCATAACTTACAGAGGTGAAACCTTCTCAGGTTACAACAAGCCTAAGGCTAGTTCTAAAGGCAAAAAGTCCCATGTGGTTCTTATCAAAGATAACGGAAAAGATCGTATGATTCGTTTTGGTGAGAAGGGTGCTAGTACAGCAGGTAAGCCTAAAGCTGGCGAGTCAGAAGCTATG